TCAATGAGCAAAGTATATTTAACTCAACAAATTCCTGTAGATAAAGAAACAGGTCAACCAAAATATAACGTTTTAGGCGCACAGAAATATGGCGATATTGAGACTCTTCTTCCCATGTATTCTCAAATTATTTTATCACCAGGACCATTAATTATAAAACTTAGAACGCTTCTAAAAAACTTCACGTCAGACGATTATCTTTTATTATCAGGAGATCCAGCTATAATAGGAGTTGTTTGTTCAGTTGTCTCTGATATAACAAACGGTAAATACAAATTATTGAAGTGGGACAGACAAGAAAAAACTTATTATCCAATAGAAATAAATATTCATCAAAAGTAGTTGACACTATAAAATTATCCTATATATACATTTTACGAAAGGAAAATGTATGACAATTAATTTAAGACAAGATGCACCAGATCAAGTTGATGTATTTGATCCAACAGAATTATCTGAAGCAATTGAACAATTAAAATCTGTTGGTGCACAGGTTTTAGCTGCAGAATCAAAACTTAAAGAGTTAAAAGCACAAGAGAAATATATTAATAATTTTACCATACCAGAAATTATGAATAAGATGAATTTAAGTACAGTTAAATTAAAAGATGGTTCGGAACTATCAATTAAAAAAGTGTACAGTGCCACGATGAAAGCTGATAAAAAAGCTGAGGCAATACAATGGCTTCGAAACAATGGCCTGGGTGACATTGTGAAAAATGAAATCACAGTTAACTTTGGTCAAGGCGAAGAAAACAAGGCAATGACTTATGTCAACCTTGCAAAGGGTCAAGGTTATGAGCCTTCTCAAAAAGAAGCAGTTCATGCCATGACCCTAAAAGTAACCATGGAAGATTGGAAGAACAAAGGTAAAGAAGTTCCAGAAGATCTTTTTTGGACGTTTGAAGGAAATCAAACGAAAATAAAAACCAAAAGTTAAACGATAAACAATAAACAATAAGGAGTAAACATGTCAAATACTGACGTAGTCAAAAAAAATAGTGCAGGCGCACTAGCTGCTATAAATCTTAGAGCAGACTCAGGTAAAGGAACTGAAGAAATAAAACAAGGTGATACATCAACACCTATTTTAAAAATACTTCATCAGTTGTCACCTGAGTGCAACAAACAAAGCGCTAAATATGTCGAAGGTGCAGAACCTGGAATGATATATTCTAGTAGTTTTGGTAACCTGGTAGGTGGTGATAAAGGATTAGATGTAGTCGTTTGTCATTCGCAGACTAGATATCCAGAGTGGCAAGAGAGAGGAGACAGTGCACTGGCACCAGTTGGAACTCATATGGAACCACCAAAAGATGCAATAGAGGAAAGAAATGGTAAATACAGATTATCAAATGGTAATTATGTAGAAAAGACCATGTACTTTTATGTGTTAGCATTGGTTGATGGCGAAACAAGAAAAGCTGTTATACCAATGAGATCATCTAACTTAACTCCAGGTAGAGAGTTAAATAATTTAATTCAAAACTTGAGATCATCAGATGATAAAGGTACTTTCAGACCAGCAGCATACGCAGCAGTCTTTAACTTAAAGACAGCAGGTAAAAGTTGGGGTGATAAGAACTGGCATGTATATAAACCATCAAAAGTTAGAATGTTAGAAATGTCTAATCAAGATGATGCATCCGTGTATCAAATGGCACAAAAGCTTCAATCAGAGGCTTTTAAAGGTTCAACTCAACCTAAGTATGAAAAGGTTGATAGTGCAAAAGAAGATATTGCATAATTCCTAGGAGTGGGGCGGTTTAGGGAGACTGAAGCCGCCCTATTTAAAATGAAAGAATTCATACATGTATTTACAGGATTAAAACGTAATTTTGGATATTGTGACATATCTAAAGGTATAAAAGATCCAGCTACTGGTAAAATAAAATTTGACAACAAAGATTATGGTTGGACAAAAAGATCGGTAACTGATGAAGATTATATAAATCATTTAGAAGGTAAAGGATCAATGGGTATTCAACCTTGTGATGATGATGACAATGCAGTGTTTGGTGCAATAGATATAGATCCAAGAAACTATTCTGATTTTAAAGCAGAGAAATATTTAAAAGTAATAGCAGAAAAAGAATTACCATTGATACCAATAAAATCAAAAAGCGGTGGTTTACACTTGTATGTATTTGCAAGAGAAAAAGTAAAAGCATCAGACATAAGAGAATTTTTAGATAATATGTTATTCATATTAGGATTACCCGCGAAGACTGAAATATTTCCAAAACAAACAACATTAAAATCACAAGATGGAAACAAATCAAACGGTCATTTTATAAATCTGCCATACTTTAACAAAGATCAAAGGGTTGCATTGTATCCAAGTGGAGAAGAAATGGACTTCGATACGTTTATGAAGTGTGTAAGTTTAAATGCTAGAAGCAGAGACGAACTAAAAAACATTGGCACAGATTCAATACAAGAAGTTTTACAAGGTGAAGATAATGAATTTAAAGATGGACCACCATGTCTTGGTATAATTTGTGGACAGTTAAGAGATGGGAGTTATGTAGATTCAGAGTTAGGTGGTAGATACGACAGACTACCAGATGGAAGAGATGAATTTTTATATAACATAATGGTATGGGCTAAGAAAAAATATTCTGATAAGTGGGAAACAGAAGTAAAAAGAAAAGCAGAAGAATTAATTTTATATGATCAAAGTTGGGACACACGAAAGATAGATGAAAAAATAAAACTTTGGAAAAAAGAAACTAAGGGTTTTAAGTGTCATGGTAAACCTGTAAATACAAACTGTCATAAAAATATTTGTATATCTAGAAAGTATGGTATTGGATCACAGGTGTTTGGTGATTGGCCAGAGATAGTAACTGTAACCAAGTGGGAATATAAACCAGATCCTGCGTATGACATACATGTTAAAATGCCAAGTGGTAAAATAAAAATAATACATGCAAAAAATATTGAATACTTAATTGATCAAAAAAGAATCAAATCTTTGTTAGCAGCACACGCTAACATATTACCACCTACAATTAAAAATACTAAGTTTACACAAATGATAAACGGTTTGTTATCCACTGCAAATCCAGAGTTTCCAGAAAAAGAAACACAACCAATTGGAATTTTATTTAAAGAAATAAAAGATTGGATAAATGGACCGGAGGCAAATTCTTATTTATCTTTTTCTCAAGGGTCTGTTTACATAGATGATGAATCTAAACTAGCATACTTTACATGGTCACATTTTTTTAAAGAATTGCAAAGAAGTGGTTGGACAATGAAGAGTGATAAAACTTTAGAATATGTGAAAGATAATTTTAAAGCTAAGTATAAACAAAAAAGATATCCAAAGAAAAAAGATCAAAAGAATCCTAATCCAAACTTGTGGGTGTTAGAAATAGATAGTGTTAAGTTTGAAGAAGAAGAAGCGCCAAACGAAATTATGGAATACGATGAAGAGGACATAGCATGATATATAAATATTATGGTCCCCCAGGTACCGGTAAAACATATAGATTAATTAGCAGAGCTAGAGCTTATCAAAGAATAGGAACTCGACTAGATCGTATTGGTTATTTTGCTTTTACAAGAAAAGCTGCAAAAGAAGCAAGAGAGAGAATGCCTGTATCAGATAAAAAATTACCATACTTTCAAACGTTTCATTCTTTTGCATACAAAACATTACAGTTAAAAGAAGAGAATGTTATGCAACCTGTACACTATGAATTACTAGGTAAAAGATTAGGCATACGAGTTTCATACACAGATAAATATAATGAAGAAGAGTCTACATACTTAACATGTAACAATCCATATTTTCAATTAATTAATAGAGCAATAAATAAAAATATAGATATAGAGGAAGAGTTTGATTTAGCAGAACACGATAGAAAAGAAATAAATTGGAATACTTTAAATCATATTTATCAAAACTTATTAGTCTATAAGGCTTACCACAAACTGTATGATTTTAATGACATGATTCAAATGTTAATTGATTATGATAAAATTCCAAAATTTGATGTGGTGTTTATTGATGAAGCTCAGGATCTATCGCCACTACAATGGAAATTGTATGACAAAATAAAAGAAACAACTAAAGATATATATCTAGCAGGAGATGATGATCAGGCTATATTTGCATGGGCTGGGGCTGATGTTAAAAAATTTATAATAGAAGAGGCAAAGGAAAAAGTTTTAAAAAAATCAAAACGTGTATCACAAGTAGTGCAAGCGGCAGCAACTTCTCCAATAACCAAGATACGTGGAATAAAATTTAATAAAACATATGAACCAAGAAGTTATAAAGGCACAGCACAATACATATCTAATCTTGGGCAAGTAGATTTAACAAAAGGTAAATGGTTAATCTTAACTAGAACCAAAGATAAAGCTATAGAGATAATGGAGGAATTAAAAAAGAAAAACTTATATTATCAAAGCAATAAAGGTAAAAGCTACAAAGTAAGACTATATAGAAAAATACAAAACTATAATAGATGGGTCAACAATAATGACAAATTAGAAGAAAAAGAGTGGAAAGATATACTAGAATTGACTGATAAGAAAAAAATTACTGAGAAAATAAATTGGTATGATTTGTTTACTAAAGTTCCCGAAAAAGAAAAAAATTATATACAAAATTTACTTAATCAAAAAGAAAATTTAGATAAACGTGCAAGGATATGGGTTTCCACAATCCATGCAATAAAAGGTGGTGAAGAGGATAATGTAATTTTATGCATGCATCAAGGAGAAAAAATAAAAAATTCTATAAGAAGAAGCATGGCAAAAAGTGATGAAGAACATCGTGTTTGGTATGTTGGAATTACGAGAGCTCGTAATAATTTATATAAACTAAAAACAAAAGACAAAGACAAGGAGTATCAATTATGACAAACAAAGATATATTTAAGGATTCTTTTCCTCAACAACGCCAGGTAGGAGGGAGTCATTATAAAGACTTTCACATTCAACCTTACGAATTTATTTCAAAGAATGATTTATCTTTTTTTCAAGGTAATGTTGTGAAATATGTCTGTAGATATTTACACAAAAATGGTATAGAGGATCTTGAAAAAATTAAACACTATTGTGATTTAGAAATAAAAAAATTGAAAGATAAAAAATGACAGCTCTGTATGGTTTTGGGATGTTACTTATGGGTATCATCGCAATAATGATTGCTGGAACTATAATTTATTTTGTAATAGGAAGGGTAATGAAAAATGATTCTACCACAGACTGAATGGATTCCACCAAAAGAGTTTCCAGATTTAAGACATGCAGAGGAAATAGCAATTGACCTGGAGACAAGAGATCCAGATCTAAAGAAACTGGGTTCAGGGGTCATGAGAAACAATGGTGAAATAGTTGGTATAGCAGTAGCCGTTGATGGTTGGAAAGGTTATTTTCCAATTGCACATGGTGAGGGACCCAATATGGATAAAGACAAAGTATTATTGTGGTTTAAAGATATATGTGCATCACCTGCTACAAAAATATTTCACAACGCCATGTATGACGTATGTTGGATACGTAAATTAAATTTTAAAATCAATGGTTTAATTGTAGATACAATGATAGCTGCATCTTTGGTTGATGAAAATAGATTTCAATATACTTTAAATGCTTGTTCATGGACTTTTCTTGGAAGAGGAAAAAACGAAGCACAACTTTTAAAAGCTGCAAAAGAAAGAGGATTAGATCCTAAAGCAGACATGTGGAAGTTACCTGCCATGGAAGTTGGAGAATACGCAGAGAGAGATGCTGAACTAACCTTAGAACTTTGGCAAAAATTTAAACAGCAAATTATAGAAGACGATCTTCAAGATATATTTAATTTGGAGACTGATCTTTTCCCTTGTCTTGTTGACATGAAATTTCTTGGAGTGAGAGTGGACGTGAGCAGAGCCCATGAATTGAAGCGACAACTACAGCTACAAGAAGATATGTTACTCCAAAGAATAAAAAAAGAAAGTGGAGTAGAAATTCAATTAATGGCAGCAAGA